GAACCTGACCAGGTTCAGGCAAATGGTATCGCTAGCGTTTGAGAGATCGATAGTCGCACGGTGGCCTCTGATGGAGGCCTCACAAGCAACCAGCTTGTGAAGTTCCGGCGCTACCAGCAGGTCAATGCCTGCTCGTCGGATACGCTCTTTCATCACTTGGCCATAAGCTAGTTGATAGAAGAGGTTGATACTAGGTTCCACGGCGATGCCGCGGTCCTTAGTACAGTCCTTATCAACCGTCGTGAAACGGTTTCCTGGGACAAACTCCGGATCTCTAGCGCTGCCTTTGCAGGCAGTAGCCCACGAGGTCCCGTTCCAGGGGAACAGAAACCATATGGCAGCGCTGGTCAAAGTGGGTCTCGAAGACATCTTGTCGGGAACGGTTGTTAACTGCCCCCTATCGCCATAAGTCGAACCAGGTCCGAAGCGCCCATCCATAAGATCAGGACAGGGGCCAAGGATCGCAGCTACTATTTTTCGCGCGCGCAGGAGAAACCTGTACACGCCCTCGTCTTCGGGGGCATAAGCCTTGCCGTAAAGAAAAGGTAGTAGGCGTTGGTTGGTCCGGAAGCACTCTCGCTCTGCTTGCCAGAAATTCTTCAGAGCAACGGCCTTGCGGTCGAAGCTCGTCGGGAGGTCCTGGCATTTCCGAAGAAAGGAAGTCACCTGGGCATCAGCCCAATACGCTTCCGCAGTTAGGTAGTGCTTCGGGTCGACTCGCATCGAAGCGAGATCGTCCCAACATCCGTGCTTGACACGTATTGCTACGCCAAGGCTTACCGGTGTGGCGAGTCCTTCGCACATGGCGAGGACGATGCGCTCCACATCACGTGGAAGTGCATATGGCATGGACTTCTCCCAGTTACGTCAGCTGGGAGCGTAGCCGGCCTTGAACGAGTCCTTGACCAGGGTGGTCGCGAACACGTTCAGGATCTGGCTGACAGCCTCGGCCACGTCGGTGGCGGGCATCCCGGAAGGGATAACACCGCTCACGTTGATGATCAGGCGATCAGCCACGGACACGCGTCCATCGGTACCCGTGATCGTGGAGGGGTAGCTGCCTTCACCTTCCATCCGTCGAGCCGTCCCAGTCCCGTTGTTGCGGGAGGACAGCTTCACGGTCGGTCGGTGGGCGACAGCAGTCCCCACGGTCTCGTTCCGCCATACGGCGGGTGCCTTGTCACCACCCGAGGGTTGAACCTGGGTGTAGGTGACGTCGGTGATACC